ACATCATTTCAGGAGCGCATCCCGCGACTTCTCCCCACAACTATTTCATCCCATGCAAAACGTACCAAAATAACGGTGTGTTTTGCCGATATATCACTCTGTATCTGTATAATATTTCTCCTTATCATAAAAGAAAAGGAGTGATTTTGTGGAGATACAAGAAAATATGGCCGCAGTCATTCACGCATTAAAAGAAAAACGAGGACAATCTCTGACCGAACTGTCTGAAGACCTGGAGATCTCCCGTTCCGCTCTGCAAGAATACTTGGCGGGAAACGGGAACCCCACCTTGGCGACGGTGGAACACCTGGCTGAGCGACTGGGTATTCCCTCTGTTGCTCTAGTTTCCGGGACGCTCCCGTCTGGACAGTTCGACGTTTTGATGACCCTGCTCGACAGCTTGAAATTGTTATCCGGTCTATCCGCTGACCAACGCCGCCGATTTACAGAGTTGCTGGGAGAAATGCTCACGCTTTGGGAAGGTGGCGAAGCCCGTGAAAGATGAAGGAATTTTTGTAGATTTCCGCATCGCTGCTTCCTATCGTATCCCGATGTCTGTCGTCTCTCTCCGGCGTTATTCTGGACGCAACGGCATTTATGCTTACCCGATCTGCCCCCGTTGCAACACGACACTTCCGCGTGAATACCTATCCTTTTGCGATCGCTGCGGACAACGGCTGAATTGGAAGCACTTTGCGAAAGCGACCATTATTGATTGAATCTTATACGACAGAAGCGCCTGGGGCACTGCCCCAGGCGCTTTGTTTCGTTCTATTTATACCTTCGCCCGCACCAAATAGTAAATGGGCTTCGTCCGGTCGTAGTACGGCGCGATAGGGCCGATGTTGGTGTAGCGCCCGTCCTTGGTATTCGACCGGAAGGGTCCGCCAGCATCATACCATTTGCCGCCGCCGGCGTAGATCGCCAGGTTACTATCCCACACGCACACGTCCCCCGGCCGCAGGTCGGACAGCTTGTCCCAGGTCTTGCCCCCTGCCTGGATGACCCGGCAACCCAGCAGGCTGCCGGTGCCGGTGACCTTGCCCCCGTCGTGGCTGATACGCTTGCCTGCGGTCAGCAAGCCCACGTCCTGGAGCACCCAGGACACATAGTGGGAGCAGCTAGAGCCAGGCTTGTTCAGCGCCTTTGTGGTCTCCCAGGTGGACTTGGCTCGGTGGGTCTTATCCTGGTAGTGCCACTTGTGCTTGACCATGTACGCGCCCATTTCCGCCGCACGAGCCAGGATTGCGTCTCGGATGAGCGCCGCCCTAGTTTTTGCTCCTACAATGCCATCCACGGTCAGACCGGCACGGTACTGGTAGCCTCTCACAGCGCTGTCCGTCTGCACGCCCCAGATGCCGTCCTCGGTGAGCTGCCAGCCCAAGAGGTTCAGCCGGTGTTGGAGCAGCTTGACGTCATCGCCCCTGTCCCCCTTGCGGAGCAGGCCGGGGCTGGCGGTGTGGGGCTGTGCAAAATACCCGTGATTGCAGTCCACGTTGCCCTTGATGCCGTTCACCCGCCCCTTGCTGGTGTACTGCCACGCCCAGACCTTGCCAGTGTAGTGGAGTTTGGAGCCGTATTCAGCCAGCCAGAGCGGATAGGCGGTTAGCCGATCTGCCTGGAGCTTGGTGGAGATAAAGTTGGTGGAGCTGTACAGGCCGACCTTGCGGCCAGCCCCTTTGACCGTCTCCAAAAACTTTAACACGATGTCCGTCCGTGTCTTGTTACTCAAGGCCAGGATGGATTTTTCATACTCTTGGTCGAAGAAGATGGGCAGCTCGAAGCGCTTGCCTTCCAGCACTTTCAGACAGGTTCTTGCCTCCTGTTCGCCATGCTCCACGCTGTCGGCGTAGCTGTACCAGTACGCGCCCACCTTGATACCGGCAGCTTTCGCACCGGCGTAATTGCGCTCAAACTGCTTGTCCTTCTGGCTCAACTCCCGGCCGTAGCCAGCCCGGATGACGGCAAACTGCACGCCATCCTTGGCCACCTTTGCCCAGTCAATCACGCCCTGGTGCTCGGATACGTCGATGCCTTTCAGTGCCATTGTCACACCTCCAATCACTCGCCCTTGTCCATGTTCATCAGCGCCGCCAGCACAGCGCTGATAATCACGCTCCCCGCGCTGATTGCCACCGTCCGCAGGCTGGCAATATCGGTCACGCCGCCGACCCAAGCCACCAGGTTGGCAGCAATGGCACCTGCTGCCGCCTGCAAGGCCGTGCGGCCTGCTCGGTACAGCCATTCTTTCATTTTTTTATCCTTCATGACTTCTTCTCCTTTTCATGTTCAAGGTCATCAATCCGATGGTTTGCTACTTTGATTCTCTCCTCCAACACCGGCACACGTTTTGCAAAGTTATTGTGGTCTCTGACCTCGCGGGTCAGCTCTACAATTTTGGTATCCGTGACAGCCTGGGCGATTTCCAACTGCTGCTGCAATTTCTTCCCGTTGCTCCGGCTGGTGATGATGACGCCGATCAGCGACAGCCCGCCGGTGATCAGCGCTACGATGATACTCTCCATATGGTCTCCTTAGTTGATGGGATAGGTCAAGTTAATCCAAAACGCATTGGCCGAGCCTCTGGTAATCTGCAACCCGCCGTCGGCAGGGATACGCAGTCTAGCCGGATTGGTAGTAGGCGCTTTCCAGGATGGCAGCGTTGCATAGATGGCTGTTCCGTTTTGCGGCCCCGGCACCTTACTACTGTCTAACAATGTCGTCCAGCTGCTGACCGGCCCATTCAAAGTTATGCCAGCGTTGATAAAGCACATTCCCAACTTTTTGGTCACCACCGCTGTGCCATCCGATACCACATTGCCGGAAAAGCTGGTGTAGCTGGTTTGGCTATAATTACTATCTGTGATGGTGTTGGCATTGACCACCAATTCCTGTGTAGAAAGCAGCAGCTCTGACTGCCCCATTAAACTCAAAACGCCCTGCATCAACGAAATATCGCTTCGCACCGTTCCTGATTGAGTACGCAACAGCAAATAGGGAGCAAGCCTGGTTGCGTCAAAGCCGGTTTTGATTAAAATGGACGTAGCGTCAACGGCAGCTGAAATATCGATCGCTTCGCCGCTCAAAATTGCGCCGATGAGCTTCGCCCCGGTGATGGTGCCGGTGGCGGTGATGTCCTGGGCGAAGATGGACTTCACAAAGGCGGCGGACAGATATACCTTGTCCCCGTCAATCAGCACCTGTCCATCCTGCACCTTGGTCAGACCGGCCACCGTCTCCGTCACCTGCTGCGCCTTGTTGTACGCCTCCTTCGCCGCCTCGTAAGCACTGGACTTGGACACGCTCGAATATGCCCACGTCCCATCCGAGAAAACGGTCAAGTCCACAAAGTACAGGGTGTTGGTACTCCCGCTGGTGTAGCTGGGTTCAGCGTCACTCCAACTGCCGCCAGGCGGATTCTGAGCCGGCTTATCAGGCACATCCGAATCAGATGGTTGGAGCAAATAATAACGGCAGGTTTCCGCCACATCCACGCCCTTTTCCCCTTGCGGACCTTGCGCCCCTGGTTCTCCCTGCGGACCCTGTGCGCCGGTGTCTCCGGGTTCCCCCGGAGGGCCTTGCTCTCCTTGCGCCCCTTGTGCGCCAGTCTCACCGGTTTCTCCTTTCGGCCCTTGCACCTTCGACCAGGCAAACACCGATGGGGCAGAAATATCCACGGCCTCCTCCGTCTGATTGACTGCTGTGCCCAGGTAGGGCTTGCCCTCCGGATCCAGACTGATGCCATTCCCCTGGGCGTCGTCAGCGTAGGCGATCCAGGTGTACAGCGTCCTGTCCGACATAGCCGCAAATTTTTCGGCCAGCTCCTCCACCTTGGCAGAGATGCCGCTCCCCTTCAGCAGGTATTCCCCCAGGGTGGCGGTCTGCTTCTGGTCACAGATGGAGGTCTCCAGCGCCAGGATACGGGCGGACAGGTACAGCGCTCCGCCGTCATCCACAATGTTGATGCGGTCGCCGATCCGGATGCCCTCCGGCAGGTTGTTGATCTCCACCTCATAGTTGACCTCCATCTGCCGGAGCTTTTTCAGCTCTTTAATGGCTTTGCTGCACAAGGTGGCTTGGCTGGTGGTGTCGTAGGTATACTGCCGGATATGATGCCCCTGCCAGTCAGATGCAGTAGCTTCCTCCCAGGCGTACCGGCTCCACTGCGCCACCGCCTGACGGGATTTCAGCAGCTTCCCATCCACATAAAAGTCCCCGTCATCGTAGGAGTAGCCCTGCAAGGTGATGGGGTCTTTTTTGCCTTTTGGTGTGCCGCCGGTGCAGGAGAGGGCGGTCGCCAGGTTGGCCACCGACTTCTTGGTGGTGATCCGGTCAATATCCTGGTTCAGCCGCAGCTGATCCGCCACGTCCTTCCCGCGCTCCTGGTAGATGTTGATGTACTTGTGGGTCACTTCCATCCCGGAAATCGCAAAGGAATAGGAGATTTCAAAGCCGCCAAAGCCCTCCGCGATCTCCGTCAGCCGTTCTGTTGCTGTCTGCTCGGACGCAAACTTGAGCTTCTTGACCAGGTCGGGCACCTCATTGATACCGATTTCAAAGCCGCTGTCCGCCGTATAGCGCTTGATGTACCAGGCCACGTCGTGGTCGGCTGTGGCCTCATAGGCTGGGCAGACCTCGTTGAGCAAGTCCATACCAGCGTCCTCGGCGTACAGGTACACGGTCTGCTCTTTTGTGTCCACTTCCACCTCGATGATGGTGTAGAACTCGTTCAAGTCGCCATCGCTGCGCAGCAAATAGTTCCCTGCCTCGCACATGGCTTCCAATCGCAAACGATTTTCTGGGCTGAATTTGATGCGGCACTCAAATGCGGCAACACCGGTCTCAATCTCCTCGGTCTTGGTGTCCTCCACGATGGTGAACCCGCCAGGCAGGCCGGTGGAGGCACTGCCCTGGATCTCCATGCTGCGGTTGGCAAAATAAATAATCACAAAAACACCTCTCTATAGCGAATCTTGCAGCTGGGTGCGCTCCCAGCTGGCACCCAATCCGACCAGACCACGCCGATTTGGTTGGTGCCAGGCTCTAGGTAAAAGGTCTCCCAGTCGTTGCCCAGTGCACCCAGCTCCGGCGCTCTGGCGTCGTTCAGGTAAATCTCTCCGTCCTCACAGTCCGCCTCCACTACATCCCCTGCGGAAAACTTGTTGGGGATGTCCCGGAAGGTCTCGCAGGCGTCGGAGATAAACTTGGCGGAAAACAGCCCGTTGTAGGACAGCGGCGTGACAGAGGCATATTTGCCCATCAGGAAGGTGATTTCATGGACTTCGGTGCTGGTGATGCCCTTGTCCTTGAACGCCTTCTTGATGCCACCAATGTTGAATGTCACCGTCTTGCCGGACTTCTCGATGGTGGAGGTCAGCACCGGCTGGATGGTGCGCTTCTTCTTGATGCGCTTGCCCTTCTTCTTGACCACCTCCGTGATGGTCTTCTTGTAGCCGAAGCACTTGTTGTAGTAGGTCAGGTCGATGTTCTGGGTGTGAACGGTCTTCCCGTTCACATACAGTTTCAGCTCTGCCTTTTTGCCGGTCTTGCTCTTGTAGACGGAAAGCCCCGCCACAATGGTGCGCTCTGTCCCGCTCACATTGACCAGCAGGCACTGGAACACGCCCCGCTGCTTGCTGTCCTTCTTCCCCTTCCCCATGCACATCCGCTGCTTGTAGGACAGGCGGAAGTTCTTTGCGCCGACGTGGCCGGAAGCGTCTGCCGGGATGGTGCGGGTGATAGACGGCCCATGCCACTTGGTGCCGGTGCCATAGCTGTTGGCCACCAGCAGCTTGGCGTTCTCAGCGTCCTTGCCCACCACCGCCGTGCCCGTGGCTGTGACGGCAGATGAGGAGGTTCGTCCGGTGTTGATAGGCCACTTGGAAGCCACTGCGGCGCTGTAGGTGCTGAATTTCTGGTTGGTCAATGTCTGTGACTTGGCATAGTCCTCCGTGTCCGGCTCGTCCGGGTCGCCCAGCTGGATGATGGCGGCGTCATCGCTCAAAAAGGCCACATAGCCGCAATCTCCGTTTCCGGTCAGGCCGCCGGCAGTGTCGTCGTCCTCGTCTGCAAACTCCGCCACCAGGGTGGGATAGCTCCGATAGGTGCCGTTGTACTGGATGGCGAAGGCGGTGCCGTCATCCAGGGTCGGCGTCACCTCGTACTCCTGCACGGAATACTTGAAGGGATCCACGCAGAGGATGTCAAACTCCCCGGTGATGGCGTTCCGCCCCGCTGGGACGTCTCCACGGCCGGAGGGCGTGCCGATGAAGAACTTGTCCGGCTCGTCCGCGAAGATCAGCTCCGCTTCCTCCACGTCTAAGGCCGCATTCAGAGCGTTGAACGCCGCCCGAAATGCCTCCGCAGAGGAGGCAATGAGCTGATACCCCACCGTGATGGTTCGGGCGGGGAACCGCTTGGACTGGAGGGTGGAGCCGTCCCGGACGCCGGTCTCGTAGGTCTCGATGTCCGGTGCCAGCATCTCCCGCCCCTTCACGTACAGGGTGCGGTAGCCGGTCACCTTGTTCTCGAGATAGGCCCCGTTGATCTTCAGGGCCTCCGAGGGCAGAGCTGTGCCCTCGGCATACCCGTTGGTATCCACAAAGTTATACATTTCTGCCCTCCTTACAGGATGCCGCGCTTGCGGCCGTCTCTGGTCTGTCGCTTGTTCAGTTCCTCCTGAGTGTAGGTGGCTGTGGCGCGGGCAAACTCCCGACCGTCCACCGTCACCGGCACCTGGATGGTGTACTGGGCGTTGCGGTAGTAGTCAAAGTCTTGCTCTAGTCTGCCGTGATAGGACAGGTCAGGCCCTGCCGCCAGGGTGGGCACGGTCACCAGCCGTTCTGCCGCCTTGCGGGTAGACTGCACCATGCTGCTGATGCCCAGGGCGTAGCCAGTGCCCCAGTATTTGCCCAGCGCCTGGGACACCTTAGACGGACTGTGGATCCTGGCCTTGGCACGGATGGCACGTTCCGCCGCAGATGCCAGCTGTGCCGCCACGCTGCGCACTCTGCCCAGCTGGGACGCCATGCCGTTGGCCAGACCCATGCCGATGTAACGCCCAGCACTGGTGGCGCCAGGTGCGGCGTGACGCAACGTGCTGACGATGGACGATGCCGCAGAGCGGGCACTTGCCGTGGCTCGGCTGCCGCCGGACTTGATGGCGCCCACCAGGCTGTTCATGGCCTGGTCAGCAATCTTGGGCAGCGGCTTCATCCCCTGCCGGACGCTGGTCAGGACGCCCTTCCCAATGGCGTTCCCCGCCGCTTTGGCCTTGGTCGCCGCGGCGGAAAAGCTCCGGATGAGGGCACTCGCCGCCTGCTGCGCCGCCGCCCCGATGGGATGGATGGCCGCTGCTGCGTTACGAGCTGCACCAGCCAACCGGCGGACAGCTCCCACTGCTGCGCCGCCGGAACGGGCGACGCCGTTGAGCGATCCCGACACCGACAGTACGCCAGCGCTGGCGCTCCGAGCTGCCCCGCTGGCGGTCATGAGTGCTGTACCGAGGGCGACAATCGCTGTGCTAGACGTGATTGCGGCGGACATCAAGCTCTGCAAACTGACTGCTGCCACCAACACACCGGCGGAAACCGTGGCAATCTCCTGGATCGCCGCCGCCAGGGTAAAGTACCCCACCGCCGCCTGAGACGCCATGTCCCCCGACTGCGCCATACTGGCCAGGATGATCTGCCCCGCCGACAGCGCTTGGATGGCGGTGGCAATGCTCTGCACACCTTCGCCGATGACGCCCATACCCTCACCGGCCAGGGAGATCTCCCCGATGCCGACGGCTACAGCCCCCAGGGACTTGGCGATGTCAAGCAGGGACAGACCCGCAATGAGGGAGATCCCCTCGGCCACGAGCTTGAAGCCCTGTCCGGCGTTCCGGGCGCTGATGCCGATGGACTCAATGACCCCGGCGATACCGTCCAGCACAGACCGGAAGCCGCCGCTGATGGCGTCCACCACGGTGGCAATGCCGCCACTGATGGAGTCCACCACCCCGCTGATGGCGTTGCCTGCCGTCTCGAAGACGTTGCATAGCTCCTCACCAATGCAGGTGACGATCTGGCTCACCCCGTCGGCGATGTTGCCCACCAGCTCGCCCACCGCGCCGATGACGACAGCAACTGCCGCCGCGAAGGCACCGGCCATTTGGGCGGCGGTGTCACCCACCTGCTTGACCAGAGGGACAAGATTCTTGATGAATCCGGCGGCCAGCGCCATGCCAGCGCCCACCAACACCATAGCAGCGCCGAAGGCCACAAAGCCCACCGCGCCCGCCGTCAGCGCCGGTCCGATGATGGACGCGCCAAAGGCCAGCCCCGCCAGGGCAACCACCAGGCCACCCATAACGCCGACCGCCAACGCTCCTTGGTCAGCCAGGGCGATGGCCGCCTGTGCTATCAGCGCAAGCCCCACCCCAGCCAGAGCGACCCCGGCACCCAGGGCGATAAACGCCACCGCGCTGGTCAGCACCTGCTTTGCGCTGGCGCTGGAGGCGGCTCCGGTGGCTTCTTCTCCGGCGGCGATACCGAACAGCTTCCCTGCGATTGCCCCAATGCCCTTCCCGGCCATTTTGACGATGGCGCCGCTGAACGCTTTCACGCCAGGGACGAGGGTCTTGACGATCTTGAAGCCTTTGTAGGCCACCAGCAGTTGGGGCAGCTTAGAGACGACCTTGGCGATGATGTCGGAGTTATCCTTGAGGAATCCGGCGAAGGATTTCAGCGCATCGGTAATGCCGCCGATCACGTCGGAGAAGCCGCTCACGCTGTCTTTGGAACCGAAGGAGCCGGTCAACTCGGAAAAGGAGTCGCCGATGGCGGAGAACGCCTCGCCAAATGCACCGGCAACATCGCTTGCTGCGGTTTTCAACACCGTCCAATAAGGAGAGATTGCATCGATTGCGCCCGATATTTTCTTGACCAGCCCATTGGCATCGATACCACTGATCTTATCTGCCAGCGAGTCAATCGCTTTAATCCCGATGGAAGAAAACAGCTCGAATGTGGGCATGAGCTTATTGGCAATTCCCTCTTTTACACCGTCTAGCGCCTGATCCATAGTTTTTGCCTGGGTTGCCATCTTCTGAAACCCTTTGCTGCCACCCGCTTTTTCAATCGCAGCAAAGAACGCTTCCGTTTTTATTTTTCCGTCTTGAACTTGTGAGATCAGCTTTTCTGTGCTGATTCCCATTGTTTTTGCAACTGCCGCCATGCCCGCCGGTGACTGTTCCAGCATGATCTTAAAATCTTCCCATGCGACTTTAGGCTTTGCCGCCATCTGCGTCGCCTGCTGTGACAGAGATTTCATTGCTTGGCTGGGATCTTCTGCCGCAGCCGCAAGGCCGCCAAACCCCTTCACAAGGCCGCTTGTGCCTTTGGAGAGCGATTTCATGCTACCGACACCGACCGCTTCCAGCTGTGCATAGGTAGACGCCATTTCGCTGGAATTATACACAGTTGTTTCTGCATAGCTTTGCAGCTCTTTCTTGACGGCGCTGATCTGCTTTTTGTTCTTCCCGAAGTTTTTCATGTTGCCTTCGAAGGTTTTCCATGTCTTAACAGAAGAATTGATTTCGCCGATCATTTCTTGCGCTCCACTTGTAAGGGCAGAAAACGCGCTGGAGCCCGCCTTGGCCATGACGCCGAACGCGAAGCCGCCCTTGATTTGAGTAGACACTTCTTTCAGGGATTTCAGCGCTCCTTTCATGCCGCTGGAAAAGCCGACATCTTTTGCCGACAAAATTGCTTTAATGCTGAAGCTGTCAGCCACTCTCTCCACCTCCTTCCCGTAAGAATTGTTTCAGACCGGCGAACCGGTCTTCTGGTTCTCTGTCGTTTAGAACCTTCTGCAGCTCTGCATCGTAGTCATAGAACTTCTGGAACGTCCGGTAGACCGGTCGGGACTTGTTTTTGCCCACCCGCTTCTCCGCTTGCACGGCGAAGGAGAGGAACGCCTGTAGGTGGTTCCGATAGTCCAGATCCACCTGCCGCAGCCGCACCGCCTGCATGAGCAGGTTGTACTCCGGGATGGTCAGCCGGTCTACCTGGTCAAAGGATGTGAAGTCCAGGAACCGGAAGCAGCTTAACGCCACTTCTTGGTACAACTCCTCAACGCTCAGTTCTGCGCCGCCTGTTCCGCCTGCCGCTTCTCCACGAACTCCCGCACTTTTGTCAGGGTGTTCTTGGTACAGTTCGCTCTCTCGAAAAAATCCAGCACATCTGCAAACAGCTGGTCAACGTCCGTGTTCTCGTCCTCCAGGTAGGCGTCCAGAGCCGTCCGCTGCAATCTGGGCTGCTCGCCCTGATTGGCCGCCAGCAGCACATCCTCCAACGTCTCAAGCACGCCGTCCATCAGGTCGATGATGGTGTAATACAGGCCGATGTTGCGCTTTGCGCCGGTGTCCTCGTCAAAGGTTATCTCCACCCGCTTGTTGATCTCCCGCAGGAAGCCCATGCCAAAGCGGAAGGGGTATACTTTATCGTTGATGGTCAGTTCAAACATGGTGTTGCCTCCTTAACATACGAGCCGCCCGACCTGGGCGGCTCTACTCGGTCTATTTGTGCTGTTCAGCTGGTTGCTTTGGGCGTGTCAGTAAAGACGTAGGCCGCCTGCTGCTGCTGATTTGCGGTCACTGTCACGTTGCCCCGGGCACCCTTGCCATCCAGGCCAAAGGTCAGGCTGATCTCGGTCATGTCCTCCGCGTTGGAGTTCTTCTCGAACTCGGTGCCGTAGCCCTGAAAGTAGATACCCTTGAACTTGTTTTCGTTGCCACTGCCGGTGACAGCTTCCTCCAGGTTGGCTTCCCAAATCTCGAACTTCTCACCGTCCAGAATGGCGTCCTCCGTCTCATCCACTCTGGTATCCCCCTTGCTCAGCACGCAGGTCACAGTGACCTCCTGCTCGGGCACGCCGGGGGTGCGGATAGAACCATCCTTGGTGGCGGTGGAGTCGGCGTCCACAGACAGGGTGCGACCGTTCTCGGTCACAAAGGCCAGGTTCCAGGCTCCTTCCTCCGCCTGCTTGGACAGACGGCGGAACAGGTACACAATCCGCTTGCCGGGCACGGCAGACGCGAACAGCTGCAAATCAAATTTCTTCATAAAATCACCTCGTACTAAATTGAATGGCCACGTCCAGCACTCCGTGCAGAAGCGGCGTCTTGGTCGTATTGTCTGGCAGGATGCGCTGGTCTACGTCCCGCACAAACCATGCAAAGTGCGCCGTCGTCCCCAGCGTCCGGCACAGGGTCTTGATGGCGCTGAGCGCGGCGGACACCGTGCCCCGCTGCTTGGGGTTGTCGTGCCAAACGTGGATGGTCTGATAGACCACGCCAAACAGGAGGGACTTGTTGGGCTCGTCCGTCTGGCGGCTGTCCCCTAAATAGACGAAGGGATAGGGCGTATCCTCCGGCGGCAACGCCCCGTCGTACACGTCATATCCCTGTTTGCGCAGCGCCAGGAGCAGCGCCGTGAACAGCTCTTGCTGTGGATCCATACGGCTTCACCTCACTCTGTCAGTTTCTTCATGTCACGCTCGAACTGCTTCTTCTGATCGTCGAACGCGGGCTTCAGGAAGGGCTGGGCGTCCATGCGTCGGGTGCCATATTCCAGGTAGGGTGCATAATGCGTGATTGGCCCCACCTCTGCCGTCAGGCCGCCGTCCAAGAGGTCTAAGCGGATACCGTCCTTGGTATCTCCGGTCGGCGGAACCTTCACCTTTCCCACGCCTTTCTTCCATTCATAATGCCCTTTGAAATCGGCATTTCGTTGCGCTTTATCCTGTAACTGACTGCCGTTAAGGCGAATCGCCTTCTTCACAGCTTCCATCCGCATGTTCTTCTTCAACTTCTTTTTCAGTTCTTGCATCCCCACGATCTTCATGTCAGACATCACGGCACCTCCGACAAAACGAAAGACTCCTTCACCCGCAGCCATCGGCGAAAATCGACCCGGTAGCGCTTCGCTCCAATGCGGATGTGGTCAAAGGAATCGGTATAGTGGTTCTGAATATGCACGGTCAGGCTGCCCTGCCGGATTTCCCCATACACCAGCTGCATGGTCTCCGTGCGGGTGTCCATCACAGCGGCGTACCGTGGAACCTCTGTGACGGTATCGCTGCCGTAGTCCCCGGTTTCCGGGTCGTATGCGCCAGCGGTAACCCTCTGAAAATAGATTGGCATGTCATACCTCACAGGAATCGCACCCTCCCCCGCTTTGTGGTCTGCTGCTCGTCCAGGTAGGCTTCGATCTCGCTCATGTAACCGGCGAAATCGTTGTCGGCATAAGCGACGGTCTCCCCCTCTACAGAGTGGGAGCTCATCCCCTCGGAGCCGATGCGGTTATAGCGGATGACCGCCACCTCCGGCACGATATACGCCAGGCTCTCCGGCACCTCGCTGGCGCCGCCCAGCAGCAGGAGCAGACGCGCCTGGACGGCGCTGATAATGGTCATCAGCAGCGCGTCCCGGCTGTCGTCTGGGATGCCCAGGAGGGTTTTCAGGGTCGTCAGTGCGCTCTCAGGCATCGTCCGGCTCCTCTTACGCCTTGGCGGTCACGGTGGCCACGCCAGCCTTGAGAGCACGATAGGCGCTGTCGCACTCGACCACGCAGATTTCCTTGCCAGTGGCTGCGGTGATCTCGTCGGTGCCGTTCCAGGCAGTCCAGCCCTTGACGCTCTGGCCGGCGGCAGGCAGGACGGCATTGTCCGCCACCTTGTACTTGTAGCTGTTGCCGGAGGTCAGCGCAGGGTAGATGGTGAGCTTGGTCTTGCCGGAGGTGGTGGAGCTGGCGGCGCTGGTGACGGTCAGGTTGTCCAGGCCGTATTCGCTGTTCAGCAGCACCTTGCAGACTGCCTTCTTGTTGTCCGGCAGGATGAACTCACCTGCCTTGCCTGCACCCTGGAGAGCCACACCGTCAAAGTCTTCGGATTCAATGGTGCGGGCGGTGTTGATGCCGGTGAACGCTTTGCCCACACCGTCGATGTAGACATAGGCCACCTCTCCGGTCTGGAACAGGTCATCGGGCACTTCCTCGATGAGGAAGCCCTTGAATTTCACCACGCCGTTTTCGTCGATGTTGGCCACGGAACCCTTGGAGGTGGTGGTCAGCTTGTGATCCACAATAGCGTTGTACAGGTCAGCGCACACCTTTGCCCGCTTGGTACCTACCGCTTCGATGTTGTTGTAGTACTTGCTCAGAGCGTTGAAGAGTACCAGCACATTGTCATCGGTATAGTCCACCAAAGTCTCGCTGTGACCGGCGTTCTGGGAAATGAACTTGCCGTGGGCGTCGTTAAATGCCTTGGTCTTCGCTCTTGCCTGCAGCTCCAGCCGGTCAGCGATGGCGGCGGCGAAGTCGTTGTTCACCGTATGCCGGTCAATACCCTCGTGGAAGTTCCAGCCCCAGGTATATTTTGCGGGAGTGTTGGTGTAGATGATCTCGGTGCGGCTGCCAAAGCGGCTGGAATTACCGGTGCCGGAACCAAAGGCTTTGGTTCCGGTCTTGTCATAGCCGGTGCCGCAGACACAGGGGATGTCAGAGGTCTTCACATAGAAGGCGGTCTCGTTCTCCTGGATGCCGTCCATGGCTTCGATGCTGCCGCCAAAGAAGTCGGCAAAATAGCTCTGCTTCTTGAATACCGCCTGCAGCAGGCGCTTAAATTCCAGCTGATAGCTGCGGGCGGGCAGGTCGTTGTTATCGCCAGCCGCGAACAGCTGGAGGTCAAATTTCTGTCTCATCTTTCTGCTCCTTTACTGATATTTCGCAATGCGCTTGTCGATCTCAGACATGGCATTGCCGGTGTTGTGTACGGTCTTGGGGGTTCTGCCGGTCGCCCGTTCCACTTCGGCGCGCTTCAGCTGCGCCTGGACGATGGACACAAAGCGGTCGATCCGCTCCTTGGTGTCCTCGGCGTCCTCCCCTACCACGAAGTCCAGGATGTCCTGGGTGGCGTCCACATCGTGCTCCTTCAGCAGGCCGGTGGCCGTCTTACCCAGCTCCATCCGCAGGGCAGAACGCTTCAGTTCTGCGTTCTCCTTCTGGAGTTTCTCCATCTCATACTGGTGCTTCTGGTCTGCATTCATCTTCGCCAGCTTGGCGGACTCCTCCTGGGCGTTCTTCACTGCCGCTTCCTGTTCCGCTTTCCACTTGGCGAATTTCTTGTTGATGATGGCATCAACCTCTTTGTCGGTGTATTTCTTATCGCCTGCGCCCTGCTCCTGGGCAGGCTCCTGGCCTTCGGGCGGTTCAGTGCCCTCCGGCTGTGCCTGGGCAGGCGGTTCCTCGGCGAACAACTGTAAATCAAACCGATATTTTTCCATTGCTTCTACCTCCTCAAAGTTTTTGACCATTCTTCGCTGGGTCTTCCCCCTGTTTTTCCGTCGTCAGGGCTTCGACGCGCCGTTCCCGGCGATCTAAGACTTGTACGCACTGGGGATAAGCCTCCGCCACCCCCTGCACGCCAACAAAAAAGGAATCGGCCAGCAGCTGCACCTGCGGCGATCCCTCATATCTGACAAACGCCCCGCCGGGCGCAATGTCGCTGTGTAATTGTGTGTCCGTCAGCTGCTCCGCTGACCGGACAAAGGTCTGCACCAGCGTGGATACCGCCGCACAGACCAGGTCATGGCCGGGCGGTCCTGCGCCAGCGTGACCGGCGACCTGGATAGAGCCCGGTTGGATGATTACCTGAATCATGGCCTTTCCTCCTGAAAATGAGCATCAAAAAAGCACCCTTTCGGATGCTGCTAATCACTTCACTTGTCTGCAATGTTCATGCCGAACTTGATACAACAAAGAATCGCCGCAATAGTGAGCACAACAAAATACGCTGTGCCCATCTCTAATTTCAATCCGACCATGAAAAGCAAAATACACGTCAGCATATTATCCCTCCTGTTCTTGTGGTATGAAAAAGCACTGTACAATTCTGCACAGTGCTTTCATGCGTAAATCTGATTCAATTTCTCTATAGTCGGAAGGACCGACTCTGCAAACAACGTCCCATCCACTTTGAATTTCGCCAGCATCTCCTCGATAGACTGAAATTCGCCAATATTTCTCGGTTCAGCATCACTACTGTTTTCTGGGCTGGTGAATCCTTTGTCATCTACCCAAATGACAAGTCTTCTGTTTCCTTTTAACCAGAAGATAAAGCCGTCATGTTGCTCAGTGAAGAAGTTGAATGTTCCTCCTACATTAAGGTTTCCATTTAACCTTTCGATAAACTGTTCTTTTTCCATGCTTTCACCTCTCATTTTCGCAACAATCAAGAATATAGTCGGATGGGCTATTGTTATCTATACGCAGAAATCTCACACTGCCTGCAACGGCCTTCTCTAAATATTTTGAAGCGTCAGCCGCTGGGTTTTGCGGGTCAACAAAAATTGTTTCGCCGTTACGCTGTTCGGCAACAAATACATGCCCACTCCCATTTGGCCATGCCAAAAACACTTCCGCTCTTGCGCCGTCTCCCCAGGTGGACATTTTCATCCTAATTTCTTGTAGGGCGTTTTTTCTTAGACACAACTGTGAGTCTTGCCTTGTCCATGCCAGTTCAAACGTTTGCGCTAATGCATCCTTCGCCGATCCCGTAGGTATCGGCTTCGCCGTAACTCTATAACCACGCCTGCGCATTTCATAGGTCGGTACACAACGCTGGCAGTTATTCGTCCACTTATATTCTCCTGTAGAAAAGTTTGGATTCACTGCCGCCAAATCTTCTTCTGCCCCGTAGATTCTCATCTTTCTGTCAAAATGATCTACAGGACTCTCTCCTGCAATTATACCATTTTGACCGGCCAATGCAAGCAAATCCTTCTGTTGCTCCCACTCCTCCGTGGTTCCGCCCTTGTCCAAAAAGTCCAACCAGGCTTCGTACTCGGCGTCATCCTCATAGGCACTGACGGAGCACCGGCAATTGGGGTGCATGGGCGGAGCGTTCTTGCCCGGCATCATGTCCTTGATTTTGAAGTGTTTGCCGTCCAGGTCAGAGCAGGCGGCGCAGCAGCCGCGGTTCACATGGAAGGTGTACATCTCGAATCCGTTGGCCAGGAAGGACTGCTTCTGTGCTTCCGTCTGCACCCTGGCCAGCTCTGTCCGCATGAGCCGTTCGGCAGCGTACGCCGCTCCGCCGTCCTTGCCATCCCCGATGTAATATTTGCGCAAATCCTTCGATAGTGTGCGGGGGTTTTTGCCCTGGATCAAGCCTTGCTGCAACAGCTTGGACAAATCCGCTTTCATTTGCGCTTGGTTGCCCCAGATGCGCTCGGAATAGGTGGCGTTGTGGAAGGACGCATTGGGGATGGTCTCCGCCAGTTTGGCATTGTTCCGGACGGTCTTGCCCAGGATGCCCGCCTGCCGCTGCAGCTCCTCCTCCGTGCGCCCCCGCAGGATTTTGGCCATGAACTGCTCCTGCTCGTTGTGGCCGGCGACCAATTCCAGGCCGATGTTGGCCTTTAGCATTTCCAGCCGGTTGACCTTCATGGTCAGGTTGTACAGCCGCATTTCCTCATTGGCTTGCTTGGAGAAGTCCTTGTCCGCCACATAACGTTTGGCCTTGCGCTCGTAGGTCGCAATGTCCAGCTTGGACACCCGCCGCTTGGCCTCGGCCAGGGTGATCTGCTCCTTGTCGGCGTAGCGTCCATAGAAAGCGTCAATCTCCTTCTGAGCGGCGTCCAGCATATTCTGATAAATCTCCCGCAGCTGCGCCTGGTACTCCTGCTCCTCCTGGAGATAGCGCTTCAGGGCTTCTGCCTCCCGCTTCTCCCAGTAGGTTTTACTGCTCATGGTCGGCTCCGAACCGGAAATCCGCAGTGCTTTCCGCCGCTTCCGCTCCCTCCTGCTCCATGCGCTCCAGCTCCTTCTTGACGTCTGGGACGATGGACAGGACGGACAGCTGTGTTTCCTTGGACACGACTCCCTCCAGTTGGGCGGCGGTCTGTGCTTCTTCCGCCACGTTTTTGGGCAGGTTGCGGGTGGTGCGGATGTCCACATCCCGCCAGGCGTCCCGATCGGGGACGTTGGTGGACAGAGAACAAAAGAGCTTGTACCGCTTGCGCAGGGATTTTTCAATTTTGCGGTCGAAGGTCAGCGCCAGATTGCTCATGGCCTGGAGCTTGTACGCCAGCGCAACACCAGATGCGGCGCTGCCAAAGGACTCGTCGGAGATATTGGCCACCATGGAGGTCTGATAGATCAGCGTTTCCAGGCGGTTGAGCAGGTTCTCCTGGGTGCCATCTGCCGTGGGCTTTTGGAGGAATTGCACCAGGATGTCCTTGGCGTCATCGGTGCCGTACAGGTTGATGACTCGGTTGTCTCGAATCTTATAGATGCCGTCCTCGTCCAGTTCCGCGCCCAGCACAGCCAGATAGGCTTCCGCAAAAGCGTCCACATCGTTGGCCTTTTCACCCAGGGTGTGGTTGTACGCCTCCACCAGGCCGGAGACCCCTTCATACAGTCCCATGCGGTCCTCATTGAGCGTCCACTCCACACAAGGGAGCCGCCCATAGGGGTTTTCCATCGGTTCCCCGGCGGTGGAGCCTTCGAAGGGGATGATCTCCTCCCTGGTCAAAATCTCGCCATAGCGCTGTCCCGGTTGATCGGTCTCTGTGCTGTGGTACCCGTACCGCACCGCAAACAGCGCTCGATTCTTCACCGTGTCGTCATAAACCACGAACAGCTCCATGGGCGTGCAGATGGTCATCTTGGTCTTGGCCTCCTCGTCCTGGTACAGGTACTCAAAGGCGTGGCCGTAAATGCAGCACTTCCGTGCCAGCTCGTATTCATGGTCGGTAATCTCGTTCTCCCGCTCAAAATCGTTGATTGCTTGGGCAATGGTATCATCCGGGTGGCTTTTCTTGATGGGCACCCCATAACCGAAGCCCAGGAAGGTGTCCGTGATGTACCGGGGGAAGTTGACCGCCAGCCGGTTGTCCGGCTTCCAGTCGGGCTTCTCCGGCTGCTTGTATACGTCGTGGAATCCCTTGTACAGGTTCTCCAGGTAGATGTAGCGTGGGAACCGCTCCTCGTGCTGACGAATGTACTCCTCCGCCAGTGTCAATGTAATCGGCTTGTCCGCACTGCACTGCAACGGTTCCGGCAGCTTGTATGGTCGTCTCTTTCTCATGTCAAATCCCTCCCTTGAAGGTCTTTATCTTCACCTTGCCCCGGCGCTCCTGCTCGATGGAGTACCGCAGCATGGCCATGGCGTCGTCAAAGAAGTTCACCGGCTCATCCAGATACTGGCCGCTCTTTTCGTCCCTGCGCCATTTCCACTGCTGGATCTCCTTGATGGTGTTCACGCAGCTGGGATGGATGTGGATTTTATGCTGCTTCAGGTGGTCGATCTGGGCGTGGACGCTGCCTGGCTCTTTCCGCACCGGCACTGCCCGGTATCCCGCTTTCTTCCACATCCGGATGCGATCCGGCTCGGCGCTGTCGCAGTACATGGTCAGGCGCTTCTGAAAGCGCCCCTCCGCCAGCTGGATGATCTCGTCTGTATCCTTGCCGAACACATACAGCTCCTGACACAGGTAAAGCTCCCCATCACGAAAACCGACCTCTCCGATGCAGTTGGCGTGATTGAATCCGAAGTCCTGGGCGTTGACCATGTAATCAAACCGGTCAGGCGACCGGTCAAACTCCTCGATGATGTAGTTGGTCAGGATCAGTCCGCCCACCTCGCCCCACTCGCCTAGGCCGTAGATGCGGTAGCCGTCTGGATCCACCAGCTTGCGCCGCTCCATGCGCTGCCGGTAGGCGTCGTCAATGAAGCGGTTGTGCAGATAGGTGCTGTGATGGGTCAGGACGTTGGGATCCTGGATGTCGAAGAAGACCCGCTTGATCCAGTGCTGCGAGCTGACCGGATTGAAGGTGCACCTGATCTGGTAGAACTGCCCTTCCGGCAGCGCGCCACGAAGACGGTCGTCGATGATCTCAAAATCCTGCTGGGTGATCTCCGTAGCTTCTTCGATCCAGACGTCCGTCAGCTTCCCTCGCTTGAAGGTGATGGACTTCAGCTTCTCCCGCTGGCGCTCATCGTTGACGCCCCGGAAGATGATCTGATTCCCGTTGACCAGGCATTCCAGGGACAGCGGCGAGGCGTTGATCTTCCAGTAGCGCCTGTAGCGGTCACCGAACATCCGGTAGATCGCGCCGGTCAGCTCTGCATAGGTGCTGTCACGGTTGGTGATGTCCGACTTGCGGATGCACACCAGGTTCCGGCCCGGATCCTGCATCAGCCGCAGGATATAATGCTGGGCAGTGTCTACGCTCTTTCCGGATCCGGCAGAACCTTTCATCACGATGTACCTTTTTTTGCTCTGATCTACTTCCCTAAAGCAAGGGTTCATCTTCACTGAAATGTTCATTCTGCATCACCTCCGTAGTCGATGCTGATGTGCAGCTCTGCGTCCGCGTCCAGGTCGACCTTGTCGGTGTATAGGCCATAGCGCTTGCCCAGGAGCTCGGCGGCCTTTAGGCGTTCTTTCTCTGACGGCGCCTTTTCGATGGTTCGCGCCTCGGAGCAGCCGTCGCCAGTTCCTTCGACCACAATTTCCGTAGAACTGCTTTCTCCGCGAAGCACGGAAGTCAGATACTCAATTACTTCTTGAGCATCTGCCGTCTTCTCGTTGTGAATCTCTTCCATCCGGTTAGTTATATATTTTTTAACGTCTACATTTGTCAACAATCTGCTTCCAGCTTTTCTTGCCACCTCATCGCTCTTAATGCTCCGATAAACCGCTTTGTAAGCCCGCGTGGCATTGCAATCAATTAGATATTCATCGGCAAATAGCTTCTGTTTTTCTGTCACCCAGGCTCACCACCTTCACAAATTTTATACCGCCAGCTCCCTGATAGCCCCCGCAATCCGCCGCTCCGCAACGGCAAAATACTGCTCATCCTGCTCCATCCCGATGAAGCGCCGTCCGGTATGCACGCAAGCGACGCCCGTAGAACCAGAGCCCATGCAGTTGTCCAATACCGTCTCACCCGGCCTGGTGTACGTGCGGATGAGGTATTCCAGCAGCGCCACAGGCTTCTGGCTGGGATGCACTCGGGTCTTCCCCACATCCACGTCAAACCGCAGCACGTTGCTGGGATAATTGCCGTAACGCTGGACAGAGGCGTTTGCCCACTTGTCCAGGCGATAGACGGCGTCCGCCTGCGCCTGCTTGCGATGGATGATCTCCCGCTCCAGCTTGACCAGCCCCTGCGGCTGATACAGCGGCTTCTTGCGGTAGAAAATGCACACCTCTTCGACCTGGCGCATGGGCTGCACCTTGGCGAAAACGTGGCCGGTCTTGATGTTCTTAATCCAGTACCAGGTGTACCGGTACTGACAAATGTTGCTGTGGATGAGCCGGGTCGTAAACGGCTGGGACGAGAACAATGCAATGGCGCCGTTGGCCTTGACCACCCGCTCATACATCCGCCACATGGCGTCAAACGGCAGCACACTGTCCCACCGGCAGTCTGTGACCCCATAGGGCGGGTCGCAGAGTACCATGTCAATGCTCCCGTTCGGGAGCTGTTCGGCCAGTTCCAGGCAGTTGCCACGCAGCAATTTGATTTCATCGTTTTTCACGTTTTCACCTTCCTTCGGGGTAGAAAAAATGGCGGTTGCACATTGCTATGCAGCCGCCATTCCCGTTTTCTGTTAAGTATAACCATATCAGATGATGCGCGTGACATCAAGTGTCATGGCGTTGCATCTTTCTCTAGGTACCGATAACACGCTGATTTCACGCCATACGTGGAGTTTCCGCCACCCAGGATAGCTGCCACCTCGCACCACATCAGCCCTCGGATAAACCTCAGCCGAAAGATTGTCCGTGTCCGCGGGTCTGGGATAGCTGCGATATATGCCTGCACAGCCCCTTCCTGCTGACCGATCTCCTGCCGGAGCCTGTCCGCCTCGTCGGCCATGGTGGCGATTTCCACCGCCAAGTCTCCCACCTTGTCCCGCACACCGGTTGCATGGGGCATCCCGGTCAGAGCCTGTGCGCCTGGGCTGGCAGCACACCGGAGGGACTGCAACATGGACTCGACCTCTGCCAGCTGCGCCCGCAGCTTATAGTGCTCTGATAACTCGTTCAACGTCATTTGCATCCCTCCGGTTCTTCATCGTCATTTACAGTGCCTTATACTGCCCATAGCTCACTCCCAACTCCGCCGCCCTAGCAGCGTCCAGAGACAGCGGACTGAGCGTCCTGTACCGCTGGTATGTACGCTCTACGCCGCAGGTACGGGCATGGCCGGTCTCCTGGATGCAGGCACAGTACATGGTCTTGCTTTTCGCACTGTCCATGTGCTGCCGGTGGGGGCAGTCCTTGCAAGGGTTTGCGGCTCGTGCAGCTACAGATCTTGGCGGTTTCTTTTTTGCCGGTTTTTGCGGCTTCACGGGGTTTGCGCAGTGCCGTTTGCGCCGTTCTTCCGCCTGTTCTTGTCGGACTTCGTCCCGTCTGGCTTCCAGTTCTTTCGGAGCGGCGTGCACGAGCCACTCCAACCGGGCTTTGTACACGTCTGACGGCCTGGTTTGGTTGCGTTCCCACTTGCTCACAGCGTTTTGCGTCGTGCCGACCAACTGGGCAAGCTGGTACTGCGACATCTGC